CTGATTAGTATAGTTTGTATCATCAATCTTAGATAGTGATGAGCCAGCGCCTAATAGCCCTAGGTACCTCTCTAATCTTCTATTAAACAAACTGGTCGCAATTGCTTTTAAAGTTGCGTCATCACCTGTATCGCCATCGTTAAGTCCTGCCCAATATTCAAAGGTTTGTAATAGACCTGATTTGTTTGTCGTGTCGTTATAATCCATAGATAATTTTATTTAATTTTATAACTGCTTCTTTTTTCTTTTCTTCATATTTTGAAGGATTCTTTTCTCTATATACTTCTAATACTTTTAGAAAATTTTCTATCTCTTCTCTTTTTTCTTCTGGAAGATGACTTAAATCTTCTTGGCTACCTCCTTCAAGTAATTTTGTTGTGACAGTTTTGTCATAACTTACTCGAGGTTTCATATCGTAATATTTTTTATATGTAGCTACTCCCCACTTTTTTATAAAATACTTTTGTCTTTCGTCTATTCTCATAAACTCAGGAGTATGTAGGGCCCACCAAAACTTATTATTCTTATTGTGAAAATATTTCAAAGGTACACTGGCACATTTTAATCCTCTTCCAAGCATTTGTAATGCTAAGTCATTATCTTCATATCCGTAACCAGTTTCAAATTTCTCGTCAAACTTAAAATGATATGTTGTAAAAATTTCTCTTTTAAAAACTCCATACTGAGTAAGAGCAAGTGGTTGTCCTTTTGTAATAAGTGGTTCATCTATTTTAGGTAACTCAGTAGCAGAATCTTCTTCCCTATCCGTATAGTTTGAAGGAGTAAACCCAATACACTTCATTTCCTTTGGAGAGTTATCAAGTCTCTTCATTAAATAATCAAAGCTTCCTGGTACATACAGAATATCTGAATCTAGAAAAAGAATATATCTAGCTGCTGATTGTTTAAGCATGAAATTTCTATTCTCTGACGACCCTTTTATTTTCTTCCATCTCCAAGCCCTAAGTCTTGGAAAATTCTCTGGAAGACACCATTTATCTAAAACTTTCTTTGTAGAATCTTTGGAATTATTGTCCATAATAAGAATCTCAGTGTCTGCTTCTTTCCATAATCTATCAACATTTCTTCCTAGCGTATCACCATTTGCTGAGTTCAATATACATGCTATTTTTGTTCTTTTTTTGTCCATAAACGCAACTCAATAAGTTTTAGTTTCCGATTTAACTCATCTTTCTTTTGTAGATATTTTCTATAGTTTTTCTTTTTATATGATTCTATTATTTCTAATAGTTCTCCTCTAGTTTTCTCAATCTTTTCGCTCTCGTCAATCTCATAACTTGATGGCTCTGGGTATCTTTTAAATAAGAACTCTGCAAGTTCTATGTGGGTTACAGCAATATCAGTGGCGCTCATAAAAGGAGCCTTTTTATATTCCTTTATCTTTTCTGCCTTAGCAACCTTATAATCTTTTGATTTTATACCTACAATATTATATTCATTGCAATAAATACTTCTTCTTTCAACACCTGTCCCATACTTTTTAATAATTGCTCTTAGTTTAATCTTGTTAAAGATTATCGGAAAATGTAGTTCAAAGTTCTTCCCATTAGGAAATATCTTCATAGTTTTCCTTAATCTTTTAGCATAGATACCTCTTGTTCTTTTATGTACCACCTTTGATAGAAGACCTTTATAAAAATAAGGGACTGGATTATATTCTTTGAACAACCAGAAATCATCATTCATGTAGATAAAGTCTTCTGAAATCTCTGGAGAGTCAATTATTAAGAGAAATTTATTTTCAAGGTTCTTCCATTTAGCAGCAACATTCTCTTTGAATGGTATATGGACTATCTTGTCAGTACGAAGGAACTCTGGAAGATAACCTATCACGATAACTCTATCAAATTTTAAATACTTTTCAGCACTTCTGAGAGAGAGCCTCAGTTCGTTACAGTTCCATCTTGTTTGTATATTTGGGTAAACTAAATCCATATATTTATTTAGGGGCTGAGAGAGAGGGGGAAATCGGTGGACTAACCCCCCTCTACCAACCCCCAAAGGAGTTGGTAAGTCTTTATGCTGACTCTGCTGCTGTTAAGGTAATATCTACAATCAAGTTTTCTTTCAAAGTCCATAACTTGAAACCAACATAGCCCCAAGTTACGATTTCTTTACCTGTTTTACCAGAAACAGATTTCTCTTCGAAGCGGACACCTCTAGGAGAAGCATAAGTAGCCATTTTCTTTACACCGAAGATTCGATGACCATCGTTTGTAAAGGTTAATGCACTTACACTATCCATAGTTCCATCAATAAAGACATCTGGTCGTGTTATATAAATATCAACACCCATATAAGATGTAATGAAACCATTTTTAAGAGCCATGTCTGCGAAAGAAAATCCACTATCAACTTGTTTCTGAACTAATCCTGATATTTCAGTACTTTCTAATACCAAGAAGAGTCCTTTGTACACATCTGCATATCCAGCAACCTTTCCAAGTAACTCACCGAAGATTACAGGAATGTTAGCAGTTGTAGCAAAACCCCCAGCAGGAGTAGAATAAGATTCACCTGCATTATCGCATAGTTCGTTCAAGACGAAACTATCGATTTTTGCAGCGATTGAGAATGCTTCCTCTTCTGTTCGATTAGCGAATAAATTGAACTTGCTTAACACATTTTCAAAGTCATAAATGTGTTCTGAAACAATTACTTCGTAATCTACAGAAAGGTAATCATTCGTAGTGGTGAATGTTGCTGGCGAATAAGTTCCAGCTAAAGCTTGAATGACGGTGGTTGGCTGAGAGCCATAAGGATTATCAATCTGTTTTGCGCTATCTCTGTCTACTTCACAAATACTTTCTGCGATTAAAGCTCTCCTAAGAATAGAATCTAGGGTAGCTTGTCTGTATTTATCTCTGTAGACCTTACTATCTATTGTGTTTGACATGATTTTTGTTCTTTTTCCACCGATTGGTTAAAGTTATTTTTGCTGCTTCTTTGCTAGTCTTGCTTCAACCAACTTAGTAATGTCTGCGTCAGAATCTGGAATCTCTTTTGTTTCTTCTGCTTTTTGTAAAATGTCTTCTGCTGATGGAGTAACTTGTCCTGCTATTTTATTGCCAGTTGAAGTGGCTTCAGCAGTTGCTCTGTTTTCTACTTTCTCAGTAAGAAGTGCTTTTACTATTGGTGCTTTAAGGGCCTCTACTACTGGGATGCCTTTAAGATGAGCATAATCGAATATGTCATCATAATCATCCTCATTAATATCGGCTTTCACCAAAGCAGATAAATCCTTAACAGAAAGATTCTGTAGGGAAGCTTTTTCCTTAGGAAGTTTTAATTTTTCTTCAGCTTTTTCAGCTCGTATTTTGTAGTTTCCTGCAATTTTTTTGAGCTTATCAACCTCTGAAACTTCCTTTTGAACGACTACTTTATCTTCCTCTTTTTTATCAGGTTCGACTGGGACATCTTGACTAGTTTTAAGAAGTTCTTCAAGATTTTCGGTATCTTGAGTACCTTTACCGTCAATTGAGGCATCGGCAATTGCCTTTGTTTTGTCTTCCATAGAAGTTTGTTAAGACGGGACTTCTCCGTCAATTAATATTATTATTTTGTGCTATCTTTCTTGGCTTTCTCTTCTAGTTCTTCTTTGGTTAATTCTCTTACATTAGCTAAGAGTTTTAACTGCATTAACTGTTGTTCAATATGCATTATCAACTGATTACGAGCAAGAATATTTATCATTGCTTGGTCAGGAGACATCTCTTTTACAGGAACTGTCATCCATAAATCAATCATTTGTCCTAATGGAGCATTTGGGTCTATCTCAGGAAGAAAAACTTTTCTTAACAATTTTAGAAGTTTATCATTTCCTTTGAAAGCTGACTTCATTAACTCAATTTCGTTATCAGTAAAACGCATTTGTTGTCCTTGTGCCATGTTTTTATCACTCATATAATTATTTTTAAATTATTATTTATTACTGCTACCTCGTAAAGCATCGACCCCTGGTATCGCAGATGATTGTCCTGCTAACTGCGATAACCCTGCCATTGATGGCGTGGTTCCACCGACAGGTTGTTGCTGAGGTCCCTGAGCAGAGTCATTACCCTGTAGGAACTCAAATGGTAGTACATACCCAGCTTCATCCATAATTTTACTCAATAGTTTTCGAACATTTGGGTTATCCAAAGCATTTGGACTTTGGATTAGTAACTGTAGAATGCCATTCATAATTGAGAACGCTTCAGCTTTATTTCTATTCTCACCAGTAATTTCAACCTCAATAGCATCTAAGTCTAAGTCAGAGAAGTATTCTTTCCAAGTACTAGCATTCTTTCCTAGTTTTAAAGCTCTCTTATCTCCCATAAGGACATTTTTTTCTTGGATAATGCTATTCATATCTTCAAAGTCAGGAAGATTTCCTTCCCCTGTACCTAATCTATTTTGTAATTCAATTGCTAGTTGAGCAGGAAGAGCTAATTTATCAAATTGTTCTAGTTCTTCACCCTCTAATGAGACTACTACTTCATCAATACTATTTAAAGTTTTCTTAAAGTAAGGTAAAACATATTTTCTAAGCATCTTTTCAAGATGTAATCCTTTACTTTGCTTCATTATCTCAAACAAATTATGAGATTCAATGTTAAGAATTGCACCTAAGCGATAAGGAGTCCCTGCTGGCATATTCTGGCCAGTCATTGATTCACTAGCACCAGAAATATCTTTACCAACCTCGTACCATTGTTTCATATATTCCATCAAGAATGGAACGGCAGAAGCCTGTGTATTGATTGGAACAAGAGGTTTTTGGTCATCTGTGACTAGAATATCTCCTGTATCAACATCTTTAATAACATTTCTTCCTGTAAACTGAGAATCTGAGGTTTGTAAGAGGGTCTTAGAAGCTAACTCTAATTGGTCTTTAGCTGCTTTCATTGAATTATTTACCATCCATTGAGGGTCTAATAAGGATTCAACAGCACCAATAGATAAAGTTCTACAATCTTGTCCAATTAAATCAGATAAATAGTAAGGATTGTTTTTCTCTTTTCCTCTATACAAAGTTATTTCTGTATTCTCTTTCTTCGTCTTACCCTTATGAATAAATACGGTATGCATTTGTTGCTGATAAATTTTCTTGTCTTTGTCTTTATCAGTTAAATAATATAAAGGTAATTCTCCATGTAATTCGTATACGCCAATATATTCATCAGACATATCAACAGGTTCGTCACTCAAAGTTGTTCTTGTATCTCCACCTTTTTCTATCGATGCTAAAACGCTATCAACTGCCTTTGAATCATAATTACTATTTCTTAATTCGTCTAAAGTGTAATATATTTTTTCAACAATAGGAGAAGCATTAAACTCTACTGGGTCGCAAATCATTCTGTCCCAAGATATTACAGTAGGAATTAGTTTTCCTCCTTTTTCCACAAACTTAGTTACGGCAGAACCGAATGCAGCTAAAGTATAGCCCCACTTATTAAGCCATAAGCCAAAATCATTCTCTCGCATCCAGTTTCTTAATCTAATGGTTGCAATAAATGTTTTAATTCTTTGAGAAGCTTTTGTCGGCCTAAACTTAATTTGCTTTCTATCAATATCAGTAGCTTTGTACCAAACATTAACTGCTTGAGTAACTATATTAAAAAAAGGTTTTTCTCTCTCCTTACTATCATATTTCCCTGAAATATGTTGGGAGTTCATATAGGCTTGGATAGTAGCAATTTTCTCTGCGTGATTATGAGTAGCATATTTACCAATTTTAATTGGCTGCCCCTTTAAAAGCCTATCTTCTTGTTCCGTTATAATATTATAGATTGATTTCATAGTAATTTATTAAGCTTTGCCATTAATTCTTTTTCTCTTTTTTTATATTTCTCTGGATGGACCTCTTTATATTTTTTAATTATTGCTTTTAATTTTTCAACCTTCCCATTATTAACATCAAATATTGGTGTTGGTTTTCCTAATGATTCCATTGTGGAGCTATCATTACTATCGTGAATTTGGACCCAAACTTCTCCCTCTGGTATTAATATACTCCTTTCTGCATATTTTGAAAATTTAGTATGGCTATCTTGTCCGATGTAAATATAGTCTTCTTTATCAGGTTGGTATAATGAGTAGAAAGCAGATTTATTTCCATTAAAGTAATTATCTCTAACACTCTTAATTTCTCCTGTAAAATGATTTTTAAGCATAGGAGCAAAGTGAATGTGTGTAGAAACTTCTGCGCCTACTAATGCTTGTCTTATTATTTTTGTAAATTGTGGACTTACTAAATCATCGCTGTCTACATTTGTTTGAATATCATATTTACCTAATCCATAAATATCTCTCCACTCTATAAATAAAGCCCAACACTTATCAACTTTCCAACCATCTCTGTCTGTAAAAAAAGGAATTATCCTAGGATTAATATTTCTGATAATTTGTTCATGTTCTTTTCTACACAAGACACCTATATCGAAATTTTTATCTTCTTGGTTTAGTAAATTTTTTAAAAGTCCCTTTTTATAAATCTCAATTCTTTTTAATAAATCACTAACATTTTTATAATGCATTCTCGTAACTATAACATGCGTCTTATCCTTCAGTCTTTTTTTATCAAGAAGCTTTGACATCTGGGAACTATCATTCTTGTCATGTAAATTAACCCAAGCGTGTCCTTCAGGAATCGTAATTGTTTTTTCTACATATTCATTAAAATGTAAATGTTCATCTTTGCCAATATAGATATAATCTTTCTTATCAGGCTGGTAGATAGAATAGAATGCAGAAAACCATTTTTCCCCATAAATATGATTTATTGGTTTGTTTTCTCCTGTATAAAAGTCTCTCAAGACTGGCTGAAAATTTATCAAAGTACTTACCGATACCTTACTTAATTCTTCTACTACTATTTTTGTATAATCTAAGCTAACAGTATCATCACTATCAATATTGGATTGTATGTCGTATTTCTTTAGCCCACTAATATCTTCCCATTCAGAATTAATATGCCAGAACTTTCCTTTCTTACTTGGTTTCTTTTTTGTAAAGAACGGAATTATTCTTGGATTGATTCCTTTAATAATACTCTCATGTTTTTTGTTACAAAGTATTGCTATGTCAAAATCTTGGTCCTTCTGATTTAGTAAAACAGGAAGTAAATTTGCTTCATAGATTTTTATTCTCTCAAGCAAATCTTCTTCTTTGCTGTACCACATTCTTGAAATAACAACATGGCTAAGTTTTTTTTTACCCTCTAGCAACAATTTCATCTTATCGTAATCTTTAGGAAAATCAATGTCATCTGTCTCGTCATTAATCTCTGTCCAATAATCTTTTATAATATGTTTGTCCAATGGACTCTTATTAATATAACGATACAATTCCCATTCACCTAATCTACGCTTACCACCTATGATAGCAAACATCTTATTGTCTTTCATCTCTTGCGCTTGTTCTATCAGAAAAGAATTAAGATTTATAGCAAATGGTTCTCCAAATGGTTTGCCTGTAATTTCACTTTTTCCTTCTCTACCGAAATACATTAAGTCCTCTTTATTTTCTTTGATTAAATCCATTGCGTAATCAGTAAAATAAGTATCTCCATAGATTGCGACACAAGGAGTTTCATTTTTTAAACTTAGAAGTTTTTCTATTGCATCACCTCTTGTATCACAGATAATTTCTCTGACTCCTAAGGAATCGTAATTACCTAGATAATGTTTTTCAGGTAAAGTAATAGCAACATTAAATCCTCTTATCTTTAACTGCCTAATTATTCTTCCAATTAATGTTTCTCCATTAAACTCTATTAATTGTTTTGGTATGCCAAGATGGCTACCCCACTTAATATCTTCTTTTTGTGCTGCTAATATGACTGCCAATCTATTTCTGATAAATGCAGGAGAATCATCGTAAGTAAATTCAGGGTCTGGTATCTTCCAGCCATCACCATAATTCCAAGCAAGGTATTCTTCTGCGTTGGTAGGTATCATAACTTTCAATCCCATAAAATCAACTTCCTTAAACTTCTTCATAAACTTTCCTAATGCCTTAAAAAGAAATCGATTATCTTTAAAAGGAAAATATCTATTTCCATCAATTCCTTCTCTCCAAATATTAAAACATAAATTGGGTTCGTAAATTTTTATCTTACCAATCTTACCAGCAGTTCCTTTTGGCATTAAAGCATCCTCACCCCATTTTCTAATTAAGGTATCACCAAACGCATTTATTATTTTATCAAGGAACTCTTCTTTATAATCTTCTTCTAATATACCAATGTCTAAATCGCTATCGCCATCAATCATCTTCCCCTCTCTTATACAACCCAACAATGTTCCGTGATTTAAAAAACACTTGTGGTTTGTTATCTCATCTATTCTTTTAAGGGCATCTAGGTATTTTTGCATTTCTCTTTAATTTTAGTTGAACTCTGTTCTGGATAATAAGGCATCTTAATCACCCTAATATTTAATTCTTTTGCAACAGCAAGAGTATCTTTTAAGTCTTTATCTGTATGGCTATTACTCTCCATAAGAATATCTGGCTTGATTCCCTTTATGTTTTCGACAGGAGAATAAGTAGGTTGGGCAACAACTGCATCAACACATTCCAGCGCTCTCACTCCAGCCATTCTATCTCTAAAAGATAAGACTGGTTTCGGTTTCTTTTCCATTACTGATTCATCTGTAAGGACTCCAACAATTAGTTTATCACCAAGTGCTTTAGCATTTTCTAGTGCAGAGATGTGTCCTATGTGTAAGATATCTCCACAAACATAAGCATAAACTATTATTTTTCTTTCCATACAAATTCGTTTAATATATAAATAATATGTTTGATTCCTATATAAGTTAAAGTAACTGCTGTCATTGTTTTCCAATCCCCTGTAACACAATAAGTTATTGTTCCTAATACTACATTTCCTAAAATAGTTTCATAAGTGAACATCTTTAACAACTTCTTCTTCAATCCTGTAATCTTTTGACCCCACTTAGCCCAAGCTAATTCATGAAAATAAAAGATGAATAGAAATGCTCCATGATGAATGAAGGTTACTAACGAAGTTGTAATCCAATTTCTAGTAAAGGCATAAGTTACTGCTGCTAATATTACCACTCCAGTTAATCTCCATAGAATACTTTTCGAAATGCTTCTAAAATGTATATTCATTCTTTTATTTTATTTATTTATTTAATCCTGTTCCTCTTTTAGGTAGTTTTGAACCTTTGCCATATTTAGCTTTGTGTGTCTTTCTTCTCTCGGTAGTAGTTTTTGGTTTACCCATTCTTCTTGGTTTCATTATTTTATTTTTTTATAAAGTTTATTTGTTGTGTACCACTTCTGTACAGCGAAAACATTATCACTTCCTTCATATTTTTCTCCATTGGCATATTCAGGAATAAAGTAATGGCTAGGATAAATCTTAATATCGTGTTTAGTTCCTCCCACCATACAAGTTAATAATAAGTTTCCTGTGTCCATCCAAGGATTAATAACTTCTTTTCTAGTTTTCAACTCGTCAATTATTGACCTTAACAATTTGTTTCCTTTTGTAGCTCCTATCTGTAAAGATAATAACTTAGGTCTATATTTTTCTGATTGATAACAAGCAAAGAAATCTTCTTTAATATCTAGTAACTCATCAATTGCTATTAAACATTCAGAATCAGCATCGACTGCAACTCCACCAAATCTATAAAGAACTTCGTATCTTACAATATCAGCAACTGCTGCATAGATTTTATTTTTTAAACACCAATCAATTAATTCCTGACATTCAAATCCAATTATATTCTGTTCATTCCATAAATAGAAATCCCAATTAGGATGTTTATCTCTCCAGGATAAAATCCAATCTCTTGGGCATTCTCTATCTCCTACCCAAACTAGATGTAATTTCTTTGGTATTTTATGTCCTTCGTTTTGCATTAGCGAGTAGTCTTTGATGAATTGTTTCTATTACGAGCCCAGACTTGTTCCTGTTTCTTAACGATTTGACTCATAGGTTTATATGTCAGAATAACATAACGCAATGCGTCTAACCCATGGTCATGTGCTTTGATAGGTAGCTCTTTTAAGCTCCCACCAATATCCTTTTTTTCTTCTTCATAAGAATACATCTCTAATTCCGAGATGAGGTTAATACATTTTTGATTAATCTTTATTCTATTATTAATCAATAACTCTCTTATTCTCTGAATACCTTCGACTACTGTACCCTTGCCTTTTTTAACTTCTCTAGTATTGACTCGCCTGCGTCTTAACTCTTCTATTCCTCCTGGATTCTCTGGGTCAGGATAAACTGCTTTAAATGAGTAAGCAGCAACATATTCGGCTACTTGAGCATCAGTTCTTTGTGTTTTATACCATTCATCTTCAATATAATACATATCTCCATCAGTATAAATATGTAAAACTGCTGCTGGGTTCTGATAACCAAAATCAATTCCTCCAATAAGTTCCCAGTTATAACATCCTTCAGGTAATTCCTCATAAAGATGTTGTTTTCTATCAAATTCTTTATAAACTAATCCTGTCTTTTTTGTAAACTCAGCTTCATATTCCTGAACAAAAGCTTCTTCTGGTAATGTTTTCTTAGCCTGCTCAATTTCGTCTTTCGGTATATATGGATTATCACTAGTTTTAAAATGAAAGGTCTTATAATCTATATCAACTAATTCCTTATTACATAAATCATAGAAATGATTAAATCCATCAGGAGTAGAAGAAAAGATTACTTGTCCCTTTCTATCAGATAGAGTAGGTCTAAGAACATGGTCCCAATTAACCCAGAAGTTAGCCATATAAGCAACTTCATCAATACATAATAGGTCAAATGCTTGTCCTAATAAGTTTTCAATACTTTCCCAACCTCTGAGAAAGATTATACTTTCTTTTCCATCTACTGTAGCTATTCTCATTTCTAGTCGAGCTTCATTTGTAGAAATAATAGCTCCTTTCATTTCATCACATAAAATGTCCCACGCAATATCTCTTGCTTGTTGGTAGTTCTTAGCGATGTAAGCAATCCTCGAAGGTCTAGATACTGCTAAAGCTTTCATTTCTTCTATTAACAATACTGTCTTACCAAGTCGCCTACCACATCTTAATACTCTAAATCTATGAGCATCAGTCGCTATCTTCTTTTGAGCTGGATGGAGTAACATTATATTTTTTAGCTACATCTGAATCTATTTGAACATTCGTAGTTTTAATATTGGCATCAATCTGTTGCTTAGGCAAACCATCAAGCATCTTTAAAAGCAGGTCTCTACTCTTTTTATTATCAATGTACCAAAGCATTATTTCATTTAGTTTTTTCGGATGTTCGGCAAGATATTCACGAACTAATTTCATAATAGAAATAGTCCCTGGTTTCTTTCCTCCAGGATTTTGAGCTACTCCTTTTATCCAAGCTGGATTTCCTTTTTTAGTTCCCATGTAAGGTTTTAATTTATCACTTATTGGTCTTTTTGCCATCTATTTTTTTATACTTTTGATAGTACTCTTTGTTCCTGAATATAAACCAACTGCTGTTAGTCCAAGAATTAGTCCTTGAATGATAGCTATATTCCATACACAGCCAAAGATAAAGCATAAACCTACACCAAGAGCTAAAGAAGCTGCTGGTATATATTTAATTGGAAGGCCAACTCTTTTAACTACTTCAAGTAATCCTACTAACAGAGCTGAAATGATTAAAATATTTTGTATTTCCATTATTTTATTATTTTATATATTAAATTAACGGTTCGACACCGTTAGTGTAAGCGAGCATAAATATTCACCGATTTGCATATAATTTGGTTTCACCCCTGAACCCCTAGAGGAAAGCTATAATACTGCTTTTTGGGTGAACAGTGGTTATCTTGGTGGATTCAGTATCCTCAAGTTTTCCACAGTAATAATATAGCATAAAGAACATACTGACACAAATATGATACCTATTAATAAAGAGGTAAATACCCTTTAAGGTAGAATTAGAGAGAAATATATAAAGACGCTTGCGTCATTATATTGCCCTTTTATATTCTATTGACATTCGCTGCTTTATATATATCTATATGTATGAAGAAACGAAATACTGTAAAAAGTGTGAGAGGGGATAGATAAATATATAACTACCCCTAGGTAGTCTGATGTTTCTCTTTCTCTTCTTTATGTATTAACATCATCACAACACCACCAGAGGCACAGAACAGCACCAACAAGAGCTTTAAAAGCTTAACAGGGGGTAATGTGGTAGCCATGAGTTACAAAGAGAGAGAGAGGTTATACATAACCAACACCCATAAATACAACACTCCCCATATACATAATAATATATACCACTAGACAGCAGCCATATCAAATACATCATTAAACTAGCATACATTAGCGTCATCATCATCTATGCCCTTGACAGTCTAGAATCATCTGTTATACTGATAGCAATAAGATAAATCAAGGTCGGATTTACCTTAATAAATAGTAACTTTAACAAAAGAATAAAACAATGAAAAAACAAGTGATTAGAATACAACCAGAAGAAAACAATGGAACGCTTCCTTATCCTTATTTCATAGATGAAGAAGGGTTTGTCGGAAGACAGGATTTTTGGAAGGGAAAACCATATAAACTAATTGGGTTTTCCCCTATACCAAAGCAAGAGTTTGATAAAAGACAGATTGATGTCTCCACCTTTTTTGAAAGCCCTAAGAAAGCAATCGGTATGTATCCTATTTTTGCAGATATAAAGGACAATTGGTATACCTATCAACTTAAAATAGCATTAATCAAATAGATTAACTCTTAACTCTAAACTTGAGCCACGGCTTGAGTTTAGAGATTAAGAATTAACTGGTCATTGATTCTTAGTAACTTAATAATTTAATAAATAAAATGAATAAACCAAAAGCAATCTTCACGCTACAAAATGGAGGTGGTAGCTATAAATTAGAGATATACTTGATAGAAAATGCTACTGAAAACCAAAATAATTGGGCTAATAGTCAAAATACAATAATATTTGATTATCAGGTCAATGCTATAAAGAAAGATTTACAAAATGATGGCTTTATAGTCAAAATTATAAGATAAACTAAAAACAATGAAATATAATAAACTAACAAGAGGAGGAAAGCAAAGAAGAAAAAGAGAAATCAAAGAAGTATTATATAACATTTTGATTGTAGTCGGTTTCATCGTAGTTATGGGAATAACAGGGACAGGAGAGTTTACAAGCTTAATAAGATAAAAGGGATTGATTGGTCGGTTGGTCCCTAGTGCATTAATAATAATTATAAATACATGCGAGACTTAACATTATAACAGAAAAAATTGCTTGATATATGGTATAGCGAGCAAAAAGAAAAAGGTAAAAGAATTGGTCTGTTTTGGGAGGTAGAAAAAGACGAGGATTTTAGTGGCGAATTGTTTGAGGAAGTGGACAACATTAATCCTTGTGAGATAATAACTCAGAATATTAATCAGTACATAACTAGTAAAATAAAATAAAAAATAATATGAAGAGATATAAATCAACTGGAGTAGTTTTAGGAAACTTATG